CGCCCTCTGCGTCCCCGGCACCCACGCAGCCGGCACCCACGCAGACGGCGTCGTCGCAGCCGGCGTCGTTGGACGCCGCGCCGCCCGACCGTCCCGCGACAGCCGCAAACGACGACGATGCCTCGGGCAACACCGTGCCGCCCGAGGCCGGCTCTGCGGACGTCGTTCACACGATCGCCGCGCATCCGCAGCTCCCGGCCGACCTGCGCAGCGCGCTGGCCGAGCTAGTCGCACGCCGCGGGCAGCTCGTCCAAGGGGCGGTGCAGCTTCCCGTGGCCGACCTTCTGCCGGTGCTGGCCCAGGCCCTGCCTCCGTTTCTGCGGCGCGATGCCGCTCGGCTCACGACGGCGGAGCATCCTGCGGGCGATGCGTTCTTCGAGGGTCTGGTCGGCGAGCTTTCCGAAGCTGCGGCCGAGCGGCTGGCCCGCGCCCAACTGGCCGCCAGCGGGCTGTTGCGAGGCCAGACAGCGCGGGGCGGTGCGTGATCGGGGGCTTTGGGCGACGGCGGATGACAGCGGCGGCCGGCCGCTGCCGCTTGGCGGCTTTCAAGGTTTGGCGTGTCTGGGCGGCGCTGGGTCGCTGCGAGACGGCCTTTTTCCTCATGGTTTTTAGGAGTTGAGAGATGACCGGGTTTTCCTCCGGCAATGTGCCGGGTTTTCAAGCTTCCGTGCAGGCCCGCGCTCCCCAGGTGCTCTGGTCGGGGCGGGGTGGACAGGACCTGGCGGCCACGCGGCCGATCTTGCTGGACAAGGACAGCACAGATCCGGGCAACACGCCCACCACGACCCTCCGCGGCGGATGCGTGCTGGCGCTGGCCGACGCCACGGGCAAAGCGGTGCCCTATGTGCCGGATGCCAACGATGGCCGGCAGATCGCCGTGGGCATCCTGGAGCACGACCAGGACATGCTGGTGGCGGGCGTCCCCACCGACCGTTTCACACAGATGATCGTGCATGGGCTGGTGCGGGAAGGGGAGCTGATCGGGCTGGACCCACGGGCGCGGCAGCAGCTCGGGCAGCGGCTGGTGCTTGATCGCGAAGCGGCGCCGCAAGCGGGCGTGCTGATGCATCCTCGCGGGGTCTATCGCAAAAGCGGCAACTACGCCGTCACCGCCGCCGACAACGGGTTGTTGCTGCTGGCCAGCGGCGCCACGACCTTCACCTTGCCCCCCAAACAAAACGGGCTGGCATTCCGTTTCGCCCAGACGGCGGATGCCAACTTGGTGATCGCGGGCGCCGGCGACCTGGTGCACAAAGGCAATGCGGCGGCCAGCAGCGTGGCGTTCCAGACGCCCGGCGAACGGATCGGCAGCCACGTGCTGGTCGAGTGCCTGTACGTCGCGGCCGGCACGTTGAAGTGGCTGGTGACGAACCTGGGAGGGACGACCGCCACGGTGAGCTGAGCCACGCCTGCGCCGCTGCGCGAGGGTGTCGCGCGGCCCGGCCTGGCGGGGCAAGTCGCCGCTGGTTCCCGCGGTAGGGCCGCCTGCGGCGTCCTGGCCGCCGTGGCGCGGGCGTTAACGGTGCGCGGGCCGGGCTTTGGCCCAGGCACGCGCGGAGGAGTTTGCTTGTGAAGGATGACCCTTTCCCACGCAGGCCGCCGTGGACGTTCGTTTGCCACGCGTGGCTGCCCTTTCTTACCAAGATCATGACCGTTTCCCTGGCTGAATTATTGGCCCCCCAGACGATCGCCAAGGCCATTTCGCAGCTCGATCTGCCGGGCACCAGTTTACAGACCCTGATGGGCTGGGGACTGGGTGGCAGCAACGTCGCCCGTCAATCGGGGCGGAACTTCGCGTACGACATCTTCAATGTGACGCGGACGGTGGCCACGGGGCGCGTGCCGGCCCAACCGCTGGCGCTGACGCCGCCCCAGGCGGCGGGCACGATCCACGGCACGTTTCCCCGCGCGGCGGAAAAGATCGCGCTGCGCGATGAGGAGCTGCTCAACCGTCGTCCGCTGGGCGGGCCGGACAGCCGGCTGGACCGCCAGGCGGTGTTTGTCACGCGGCAAGAGGCCTATCTCGCGCAGCGGTTTGCCAACCTGATCGAATTTCAGACGGCGGCGATGCTCCGCGGCCGCTATACCTACACCCAGGATGGCGACTGGCTGCGGCATGGCTTTGCGGGGGGCCAGACGGTGATCGACTTTGGCATCCCGCCGGGCAACCAGGGGCAGCTCGACATGCTCGGCAGCGGGAATCTGCTGGACGCGGACTGGGCCTCGCCCGCGACCGACATTCCGGCCCAGCTTCATGCGATCAACGCGGCGCTGGTGCAACAGACGGGACTGGGGCTGAGCCATGTCCTGCTGACCAGCGTGGGCTGGCAATACGTGGTCAACAACGAGAAGGTGCAGCAGCAAGGGGGCAGCGGTGGCCCGGTGCTCTCGCAGATGCGCCGTTCGTCGGCCGGCGCCTTCACGGCCGTGTTGCAAGGGCTGCCGTGGATCACGTTCCATGTGATCGACTACGGGCTGGAGGTGTGGGATGGCACGCAAGAGCGGTTCACGCGGTTGATCGAGGACGACCACGCCGTCTTCCTGCCCGAGCCCAGTCCGCGGTGGGTGCAGTATCTGGAAGGCTCGGAATTCGTGACCGAGGGGCCGGGCGGCCCGCGGCACGAGCGCTTTGGCTTTTATGCCTATGCCGTGCCGACGCACGACCCCAGCGGATGGGAATTGTGCGCCGTGCACAACGGCATTCCCGCGCTCTACACGCCGCAGGCGGTGGCCTACGGACAGATCACCGGCGGAGTGTACTAACCTCCCTGCGAGAGACTGCGATGACGACGACCTATTGCACACGGCAGGACCTGGAGGCCCTGTGGCCCAAAAGCGCGCTGCTTGCCAGCGTCGATGACGACGGCGACGGAGTGCTTTCCCCGCTCGAAGAAAGCTATGTCGAGCGGGCCATCCAGCGGGCCAGCGCCTTCCTCGATGCCCGCTTGGGCCAGCGCTACCGCCTGGCCGATCTGGCGGGCAACCGCTGGTGCCGCGACGCCTGCGCGGTGCTGGCCGTGCATGGCCTGGCCACCCGCCGCGGCGGACCAGCGCCGCCGCCGTTGCAGGAGCTCTACGACGCCTACCTGCGGCAACTGGCGCAGATCGTGGCTGGGCAAGCCCGCGTGCCCGACGTGCCCGATCCCCCGGGCAACTTGCCGGCGGCACAGCGGTTCGTCGTGCGGTGGGACGCCAGCGGACCGATCGTCCGGCCTGATGGGTGGTGCGTGTGAAGGGACGTGTGAAGCGAAAAACGCTGCGGCCTGCCCGCGGGCGGCCCCAGCGGAAGATATCGCGGCAGTGGCGCCGCGGGCCCGTGGGCCAAGGCGGCCTTGCCCCGGCGCTTGTGCCTGCGGAAGCGAACCTCGACGTGGGAGCAGAGACGGCGATGAATGTGCTGACGAAACTGCGGCATGCGCTGCTGGGACGGCGGCAAGCTGCGGCGCTGCGCGTGGCCGACCCCCCGGTGCCCGCACCGATCGACGAGCTGCCCCCGTTCACCCTGGCCGTGGCCGAGCGGATGCGCTACGACCCGCAAGTGCGGATCGGGATCGGCGCCCGCAACGGCCTGCTGATGGCCGCCCAAGTGGAAGTGCGGGGGGACGACCCGGACCTGGTGCAGTGGGTCGAGCAGCAGTGGCAAACGGTCTGGCACGGCTATGCCCACCGGCTGCTGCGGGCCAAGCTGTATGGGTTTGTGCCGCTGGAGGTCGTCTATCGGCGCATCCGGCGGGGCCGACTGCGGGGGATGCTGGAAATCGAGCGGCTAACCGATCATCCGCCGCGGGCGGCGCGGCTGCTGCTGGAAGGCGATCAGATCGCGGGGTTTGTGCTCTTCGACGGTGCGGGAGCCGAGGCGACCGCTCTTTCCACGGCGGGACCCCTGTCGGAAGAGATCGAGAGGACTCCGTCAGCCGCGCGGCGGCTGATCGCGCCGCAGGCGCTGGTCTGCACGTTCGACGCGGAGTGTGGCAATCCCTATGGCTGCGCGCTGCTGGCCCGGGCCTACCCGGCCTGGCTGGAAAAATGGATGCCGGGAGGCGCCAAGCGGACGCTGCAATTGCGGATGGTGAAGGATGCCTACATCGGCGACATCTTTTGGTATCCGCCGGAGCGGCGGTTCGTGTTGCCGGACGGACGCGAGGTCTCGTTTGGGGAGTTGGCGCGCCAGATCGTGGCGGCCCGACACAGCGGCGGGGCGCTGACGTTGCCCCTGGTCCGCGATGCCCAGGGGCACAAGCTGATCGACTACACGCCGCCGCAGAGCGTGCCGGGACACACACCCATCTTCCGCTGGAAGACCGACCTGGACCTGGAAATCTGGAAGGCGCTGGAGGTGCCGCCGGAGGTGATCCAGGCTCAGGCCAGCGGCAGCGGCTACAGCGGCCGGTGGATTCCGTTCGCGGTGGCGCTTTCGGCCGTGCACCAGGAACTGGCGGAACTGATCCGCTGCCTCGACCGCGACGTGCTAAGGCCCGTGGCGGAACTCAACTTCGGCTCCGGGGCGTACTACGCGATCCGTCCGCGGTCGCTGGTCGAGATTTACGCCGCCATGTTCGGCACCCCGCGCAGCACGCCGCCGCAGGAGGGTTGAGCCATGCGTCCCCGCAGGCACCACACTCGCTTGGCTGCCGCCCAGGCCCGCGCCACGGCCGCCCAGGCCCGCGCGGGATCGCCGCGGCCTGACCGCGGTGCGTCAGATGCCTTTTTTGGCGAAGCGCGCCGCGCGGACGGCCCGGCTGGCATTGTCGCTGAAGTTGTCGATTTGGTTCAGGCCCCGCAGGAGCATGGCGTGTCCGTCCACCACGACTTCGTCCAGGCCGTCTTCCTCCATGGCGCGGGCCAGGGCCTGGAGCTTGGACGCCTGTTCGCGGAGCCGGTCGACGACGGCTTCCAGCCGCTGGCTGGTGTACGGCTCTTTGCGGGCGGCGGCCTTTTTGCGGGGCCGATTTTTTCTAGCCGCAAGCTTTTTGGCCATGACCGCCCTCCGGCCCGCGCGGCGACGCTTGCCCAGCAAGGAGAGAAAATCAGGAACTGTTTAAGATCAAGATGATAGTCGTTGTAAAACTGATTGCAAGTCGTCCTGCGAAATTCCTGACGAATTGTTGCTAAAAACGCGAACGATCCGCCGCCCGCCCCAGGGCCGCGGGAAGGACTCAAAAATAACCACTTCAGGGGATTTTGTCCGCTTGTGCAAGGCCCTTTTATGCCCCATGACGCGCCGCCTGACCCCCCACCAATACGCCGCCCTGTGCCAGGCCCTCGCCGCGGGTCGCCGCCACGTCGAGATCGCCCGCAGCCTGGAAATCTCCCCCTGGACGATCGCCCGCGTGGCCGACGACCTCCGCCGGCAAGGCAGCCTCGACCCGCCCCCGCTTTTGCCCGAGGAAGGCTTGCCCGACGACAGCCCGCCGCAGTTCTCCGCCCGTCAATTGCGCCGCTGCCCCGGCTGCGGCGGCATGGTCTACCTCTGGCCCTGCCTGGCTTGCCAGATGGCCACCGCCCGTCCCCAAACCGCCCCAGAGCGCCCCCGGATGCTTCGCTGATGCACGGACCTTGCGATGCCTCGCCTCGTCGTCTCCCTCCACACACCGCTACGCCCCGGCCCGCGCGCCGTTCAAGTCGCCACCGCCTTCCACCTCCCGCTGCCCCCCACGCTCCAGTGCCGGGTGACGGGCGAACTGCCGTGCCTCTGCGAACCCTGGAGCGTGGGCGCGATCGTCGGCCCCTCGGGCAGCGGCAAGACCACGCTGGCCCGCGCAGCGCTGGGCGCCGTGCCCTGGCCCGTGTTGCCCCCCTGGCCGAAGACCCAGGCCCTGATCGACGCCGTAAGCGACGTCGCCTGCGGCTGGCCCCTGCGGGACCTGGCTCGATTGCTGACCGCCACCGGCCTGGGCAGCGTCCCGCTATGGCTCCGCCCGTATCCGACGCTGTCCACCGGCCAGCAACAGCGGGCCGACCTGGCGCGGGCGCTGGCCGCGGCCGGGCCACCTCCCCAAGCCGCGGAAGGCGAGCCCGTGGCCCAAGGCGGGCCGCACCCGGCGATCGCCTGGCCGGACCCGGCAGCCCAAACGCCCAGCGGCTCCCCCACGTCCAGCACGCCGGATGCCACCGCCCCGCTCGTCGTCGTCGATGAGTTCACCAGCGGCCTGGATCGAACGGTGGCGTGCACGCTCAGCGCGGCGCTGGCCCGCTGGTTGCGCCGACAGCGCCCGCCGCGGCGGCTGGTCGTCGTCTCGTGCCACGACGACTTCCTGCCGTGGCTGGAGCCCGATTGGATCGTGCGCTGCCGCCCCGACCAGCCCGCCGAACTCGTGCGAGGCCGTCTTCGACGAGCCCCGCTGCGCCTACCCGTCACCCGTGTCCCGGCCGCCCTCTGGTCCCACTTTGCCCGACATCACTATCTGACCAGCACGCTGCCTGTGGCCACAAGCTGTTTCGCGGCGTGGTGGCAAGATGCGGCAGGCCCGCGCCCCGCGGCGCTGTGCGCCGTGGCGGCCTCGCCGGGCCACAAGCACGTGCGACGGATCGCGCGGCTCGTCACCCTGCCCGAGTTCCAAGGGCTGGGGATCGCCTCGCAACTGGCAGACCTCGTCGCCAGCCATTACGCCGCTGCGGGCCAGCGCGTGACGCTGACCACTGGGCACCCCGCCATGGTCCTGCACCTGATGGGCAGCGCGCGCTGGCAGCAAATCCGCCTGCGCCACCGCGGCAACTCCCCCCATCGCTGGGCAGGCCGGACGATCCCAAGCTCGGCGGGGCGCCCGGTCGCGTCGTTCGTCTTCGTCGGCGCTGCGAAGGCACAAGGCGCACACACCCCGGCGTCGCCGCCACACGCCACGCGCGCCCCCTCTTGCGACCAAGAGCCCCCGCCGGGACGGCAGGAGGACTAGACGATGCCTCGCGCAGCCATCCCCTATTGCCCCTGGCAACCCACCGCCAAGCAGCGGCTGTTCCTGCAATGTCAGGAAGTCGAACTGTTCTACGGCGGAGCAGCCGGCGGCGGCAAAAGCGTGGCCCTCTTGATGGGAGCCCTGCAATATGTCCACCGCCCCGGCTACGCCGCGCTGATCCTCCGCAAAGACCTGCCGCGGCTGGCGCTGGCCGGCGGATTGATCCCCCGCTCTCACGAATGGCTGCAAAACACCGAGGCCCGCTGGAACCACACCCGCCGCCAATGGAGCTTTCCCGTCGACGACGGCCCGCCCGCCACGCTGACCTTCGGCTACCTCAGCCGCCCGCTCGACAAGTTCCGCTATGCCTCCAGCGAGTTCCAATACATCGCGTTCGATGAACTCACCGACTTCGCCGAAGACGACTACCTCTTCCTCTTCAGCCGGCTGCGGCGGCCGCGCACGCTGCGCGTCCCGCTGCGGATGCGTGCCGCGGGCAACCCCGGCGGCGCGGGACACCTGTGGGTCAAACGACGGTTCATCCCCCAGGCACTGGCCAGCGGCATCGGCCAGCAGGCCCACGACGCTGCCGGCCAGTCTGAAACGGAGGGTATCGCGCTGCCCAATGGCCTGTGGCGCAAAGCGGGCCGGTTGTTCCTCCCCGCGCGGATCGCCGACAACCCGGCCCTGGACGAAGCGGAATACCGGCAAACGCTCGCCCATCTGCCGCCCGTCGAGCGCGAGCGGCTGATGCATGGCGACTGGCAAATCCAGGAAGACGGCCTGATCCAAGCCGCCTGGCTGCGCTACTTCGTCGAACGCGGCTCTCAGCTCGAGCTCCTGGACCCAGATGGACGCAGCCTGGCCACCGTCACCGAAGGGTCGTGCTATCGCTTTGTCACCATCGACCCGGCCGGCACGTCGGCCGAGCGGACCCGCGAAGCGCAAGGAACGCAGCCCTCCTGGACGGTCGTCCAGGTGTGGGATCAACCCCCCAGGGAGCACGCCCGCTTCTTGCTCTTGCGCGACCAGCTTCGCGAACGGGCCAGCTTCCCCCGGCTGTGCGAGATGATCCGCACGGTGCACACCCGCTTCAGGCCCGTCCGCCTGTGGATCGAGGGGGAAAGGCTGGGACGCGCGGCCGTCGACGCCCTGGGAAGCGAGTTGCCGATCGACTGCCTATCGCCCCAGGGCAAAGACAAAGTGACGCGGGCCGCAACCCTCCTGGTCAAACTAGAACGCGGCGAAATCTTCCTCCCACGCCACAACAGCACCTGGCTGCCCGCCTTGGAGGCAGAATGGCTCGCTTGGACGGGGGATGCTCGTCAGCCCGCCGACCAGATCGATGCCGCCGCATACGCGGCGATCGTCGCCCAGCAGCGCCTCGGCGAACCCATCCGATTGGCCGGCGACCTCCTGCGGAGCTAGGCGACCGGCTGGGCCGTGAGTGCAAGGCGTTGCCAAGCCCAGATGCCAGGTGG